ACTCCTCTAAGCGATGTAGTTCCGTTAACAGTAGTGTTCACTGACAGTTCAAGCAACACGCCAACAAGCTGGTTATGGGATTTTGGTGATGCGAGTAGCGACACCGTACAAAACCCTAGTCATACATACCTAGCAGAAGGAACTTACACTGTTACATTGACAGCCACAAACGCAGGCGGTTCTGACGGCGAAACAAAGGCGGCATACATTATTGTTTTGCCTGCAACACCAGACGCAGCCGTCAGAATTGGACTCGGTTTGTGCATCGGACTTTGATTCTATACTCAAACAAGGAACACAAAATGGAATCGCAAATGGTAACATCTGCTAGGCAGTGGATGCTGGTAAGTGTAGCAGTCACAAGTACGCCAACATCATTGTTGAAACTTGTAAATGCTGCAATCGTATCTGTCTTTGAAAACAATGCAGAGCGTATTGAAAAAACAAAAGGAAACATCATCCAGGTCATACTAGCGGCCAATGCCGATATAACGATCACGGATGAAGAAACCGCCGCAACGAAAACACTGGCTAGCGGGGTCGAAAAAACTATCCCCGCCCTGAACGTATTGGAAGCAATCAACGTGTCAACTGCAACGACTGCAACCCTTAAGGTTGAACTGTATTACCAGTAAGTAAAACGATTTGGAGTGCGTTAACATGGCATACGCAGACTTAGCATTTGCAAACATCTATTTCGGAGAGCGACTCCACACTGAGCCGTGGGATTCCGCTACAATCTCTGATCGTAATAAAGCACTGGCGATGGCTACACGCGACATCGACAGACTGGATTACGTTAGTGCCAAGGTAGACGCAGACCAAGAAAATGAGTTTCCCCGCGTGGGACAAAGTGAAGCACCTGACGACATCAAGATAGCATGTTGCGAAATTGCACTAGCTCTACTCGATGGGGTTGACCCCGAAGTGGAATTAAGCAACATACGAGTCAAGAGCGACAGGTTCTCTGGAGTGGGTACAACCTACGACCCAAACAGTGTACCGGAACATATCCCGGCTATGATTGCCTCTGCGAGAGCATGGACATTCATCAAGCCGTGGCTACGAGAATACCGGAACATCAGAATTAGTAGGGTGTCTTGAAAGGAAAGTACAATGTTTGATTCTGAAATCTACGGTCTTGTGATCCCTGCTCTTTTCGAGGGCGACGATGATGACGGAGCCGCCGGAGACGGTGCCGTTGATGACGGCAAGGCAAAAGGCGGCAAAGTCTCCGGTGGTTCCGCAAAAGTTGTGTTTGATGATGGACAGCAAGCGCATATCAATACGCTCCTGGCCCAACAAAAACGCACTTTTCAAGCAAACATGGACAAGCTGACTCAAAAGCTTGCCGACGGGCAGCTAACCGCCCAGCAGCGGGATGAACTGGCCCAAGAGCTTGAAGTTGTTCGCGCTTCGCTTCGCACGAAGGAAGAACAGACAGAGCATGATAAGACCAAATTGATTGATGGTCACAAACTAACGGTCACGACACTCACCAGTGAACGTGATGACTGGCAAAAGCGGTATACTCGAAGCACGATCTCACGCTCTCTGTTGGATGCAGCATCAGAGGCCAAAGCGGTTCGTCCTCAGCAGGTTGAGGACATTTTGCAGTCAAAGACCATCCTTCATGAAGAAACTGACAAGGATGGCAAGAAAACAGGTCAACTTGTTCCGATGGTGAAACTCAGTCTGCCCGACAAAACTGGTAAGTTGCAGGAATTGTTTCTGCCGCCTATCGAAATGGTCAAGCGGATGAAAGAAGCACCCGTAATGTACGGGAACCTGTTCCAATCCGATGCCAAAGGTGGCACCGGCGCTACTGGCGGCGAAATGTCAGGGAAAGAACAAGACCTTAGGACGCTCGGTAAAGATCCTGAGGCATACCGTAAAGCACGTAAAGAGGGCAAGGTCGGCTCTTAACGTGTTAAATCTTCCCGACTTGAGTCTGAAATCAAAAGGAGTCCAGTATGGACTTTCCCTATCTTCCCCCGATGTTTGAAAACAACAATGACGCTCTTGTTCCCGAAATCTGGGCACAAGAAAGCCTCATGATTCTTGAAGAAAACATGGTCGTGGGCAACCTCGTCCACCGTGACTTCGAGAACAAGATTGCCGCTTACGGCGATGTCGTGAATACTCGCAAGCCCAACGCTTTTGAGGCTTCACGCAAAACTGACAACGAAGATGTCGTTGTGCAGGATGCAATCTCCACGAACATCCCCGTGCCCCTGAACCAGCACTGGTACGTGTCCTTTACCATCAAGGATGGCGAGGAATCCAAGTCGTTCCAGTCGCTGGTCGCTCAGTACCTGCGGCCACAGGCTTTGGCAATTGCCCAAGCTGTTGACCGTGTGGTTTCTGGCCGCGTTGCTCAGTTTGCAATGGTCAACCGTTTCGGTTCCCTTTCGGGTGGTGCAACGGATGCTAATGTTCTTGGCGTTCGCAAAATCCTGAACAACAACAAGTGCCCCATGCAAGGCCGCAACCTTGTTTTGACCTCGGATTCCGAAACCGATCTGCTCGCACTGGACAAATACAGTGATGTTGATCGCTCCGGTTCACCCGAAGCTCTGCGGCAGGCGTTCCTTGGGCAGAAGCGTGGCTTCGACATTTACATGGCTCAGAACATGAGCAGCACCTTGGATGATTCTGACATCACTACGACTACGGTCTCCGGTGCTGTCATTATCGGTGCTTCGACGATTACCGTTGCCTCGGGTACCGGTATCATTGCAGGTGCCTTTATCTCCGTGGCTGGTACGCCTTACCGCGTTACCAACGTCGCCACGGCCGTGCTGACTGTTTCGCCGACAGTGGACAAGGCTATCGCCAACGGCGCAGCCGTCAAGTCCTACGATGCTGACACCGTGAATCAGGCCAGCACCACGACCGCCCTCGGTGGTGATGGTACCACGGCTGGTTATCGCAGCGGCTGGCACAAGGCCATCGTTCTCGATGTTGGCGTCGTTCTGCCTGAGGTTGGAGCGCTTGTTAGCTTCGGCACTAGCGGCACTTCGGCAATCTACTCCGTCGTGGCTCGCAGCACTGCGACCGGCTCGATCACTCTTGATCGTCCAGTTGAAGTCGCTATCGCCGACGGCGCAGCCTGCAACCGTGGCCCGACTGGCAGCTTGAACTTCGCCTTCCACCGCAACGCGTGTGCGATGGTGACTCGTCCGCTTGTCGCTCCTCGCAGCAATCTGGCTGACTCCTATGTCGCCAGTTACAATGGTCTCGGCATCCGTGTCGTGGTCACGTATGAAGGTCGTGGTCAGGGTCACTTGGTGACTGCTGATCTTCTGATGGGTGTCGCCACTCTCGATACCGAGTACGGTGCCGTCCTGCTGGCTTAAAGAAGGCTTCACTATGGGTGGTGTGGGTGGGGTTTCGGCCCCACCCTACCATTGAACTATGAACTCACTCTCCTTCATAAAAAAGTCGTTGTACCGCTTGAAACAACGGTACGGTCTGCTAGTAGATGTGTATAACATCACTACGTCGGCTGTTGACCGCGACACTGGCTTACGTACACGCACTCTTGCGAAAAGGCGGGTACAACGGGTTTTGGTTCTAGACTCAAAACAGTGGACTCAATTTGAGTACGACTTATCATGGATCATGGCTGGTCGTTCATTTTCAATGGGCGGTCACTTTGATAGCAGCGAACGGTTATTTATTTTTGACCAGAAAGACCTCCTTAACTTTGAAATCGTTGATACGGGCGATTTGAGTTACGTTGTGTACAATGGTCAAAAGTATACCGTATTAGAAATGAACCGTTACGATGATCGTAAAGCCATTATAGTCAAAGGAAAACACACTGAGGGTGAACCCTTCAATCAGATTCTAGACTTAAATGTCTTTGATTTTGTAACACCAGAAGATGAGGTAGAACCATGATTATCAGTTGGCCAAAGTGGTTCCAAGCATCTATCCAGAAACACCTTATAGCTGTTGCAGCGACGTTGCCGATTACCGCTTATGTTGAAGGCGAAGATAGGCAAACCGATGACAAGTTAGAGTTTGTAGAAATCAGAACAAACGGGCCGGACATTCTTCAAGTAAGCAAAAACGTGTATCGCATTGATGTTCTAATCAATGTGGTAATCACCGTCAAGCGAAGCATAAAGAATACATGGCGTCGACACGAGCTTAGTGGTATTTTTATGAATGCCATGACGCCCGAAATTGACATCTACAGACTCGGTAACAGCGTTGAAGATGATAAAAGCAAGTTCACATGCTTGCCATTGAGAAACGACTTAAGCGAAAGTATGGGTGTTCAGTTTCGAGACCTTGGTCGCTTGCAGACTGCTGCTGACTTAACACAAACCATGCTACAAGGTACGTATAGAATCTCAAACTTACAAGGGGATTAACCATGCCGGTTATCGACCTGAAACAAACGACCATTAACCTTAACGGCGGCGGCGTCTCACAGACAGTAGAAGTGAAGATTGGCGAAGGCAATCTCTCTTATACTGAGAAGCGCAACATGGATTACATTCGCAACAAAGGTGTACTTGACACCGTTCGCGAAGGTGACGAAGAACCTGTCGAAGTTCGCTTCGACTTTACGTGGGAATACCTGACGTCGGCCACCGGTGACACCGTGCCGACTATCGAGGAAGTCCTCAAACGGGAAGGTCTTGCTTCGGCTTGGACTTCTAGTGCTGCTGACGTTTGCGAACCGTTTGCTGTGGATGTTGAAGTTATCTACGACCCAACGTGTGCGGGTACAATTGTTGAACCTATTGAAACGACTACTCTCGCAGATTTCCGCTGGGAATCGCTTGAGCATGATATGCGAGGCGGCGCGGTCGCTGCTTCCGGTAACTGTAACGTCACGCGGGCTTCCATCGCTCGTACGGCTGCTGGGTCTTAAGTTAAAACCATAGTGGAGCATTCAGATGAAATTGCAAGGTAAAAAAATCCCAACGGCAGAAGTCATTGTACCAATTATCCGGGATAGTGGTAATCTGTACTTCACGGCTAGCCCCGTGTTGAACTACGATGACTTTCTCAAACTTTGTCCTGAACCTAAGCCGCCAAAGCGTATGTTGCCCGGCGGCGTGATGCAGGAAAACGTAGCTGATCCCAATTACAAAAAGAAACTTGAAATGTTTGCGACCCATCGCACCCATTACATGATTCTGAAATCATTGCAGTCCACGCCAGGACTGGATTGGGACACTGTAAAACTGGATGATCCCGAAACTTGGGCTAATTACGAATCTGAAATGCGTGGAAACGGTATCGCCGAAGGCGAAATTGCACGTGTTATCAATGGCGTAATCCAAGCCAATGGACTCGATGATTCCAAAGTCGAAGAGGCTCGGCGTGGTTTTTTAGCTTCAGCGCAGGCAGCGGTGGACACCGACCAGTCTATCCAAAAGGCAGAACTGCTGCCTACGGAATCTGGCGAGCCTGCGAACGTCTCGGAGTAAGACCGCCCGGACTGAAAGAGGCTTGGGATGATTGTGACATACTTGTAAAGGCTAAGATTCTGGCTTACGACGACGTTCGTTCACACGAAGAGTTTCAAGAAACAGAACTTATGCTTAAAGCACGTAAATGAGTCTGAATGGCTGAAAAGTCATTCAGACTTTTGGCTTCTGGTTATTACTACGGGTTATTACTATGGGAATGATCTACTCTATCGGCGTGGTTATCAAAGACCCTAACAGGAAACGTATTTCCAAAGTTATTGCAGCAGATGTTGACGACGCATTTGGGCAAGCAACACGGACATTGTTTGAAAAAATCTTAGGCCCCTATAACAAAGGCGGTATACCAGTAACATCAGGCGCTTTGAAGTCAAGCTTTTCGGGTATAGCCTCGCAGTTAGGTATTGACATTGATTATAGTGTCGCCGCCTACATGGTCGAGCGTTATGGGCCTGATGGTAAAGTCAACGCGGATTACTTAAAGTCAAAAATGAACACTATGCCGTTAGCTACCATCGTCAAGGCAGCAACAGCTAAAGCTACAAAGTGGACGGTCA